TTTTTTTTTATTAAAAAGGGGGTGAGGTTGTATCCCCACCCCCCGGGTTAAACTTACTATTTTGTAACTTACTAAACGGTTAGAGAGAGAACAGCGTTATTTGTTCCGGAAAGGACAGCTGCGTTCCGTATTTAAAGGTACAATGAAATTGAACTCTCCGCTCAAATGGATTGAAGATAAATTCTAGATTTTCTTCGTCATTCATGAGGTCAGTACCAAGGAAGAAATGACTCCACAGACCAGCAACAATCTTATTGCTACCGTTCATACCATTCAAACCGTAGATACGGATGCCGGTGATAGGGTCAACGATTTCCATGCTCTGAATTTCAGCAGGTGAGTAATGGAAAAGGTTAGCACCTACGAGCCACTGACGATACAGTCGGAAGGTATCAGTACCCATACCGATAAACAAATCGGGTTTGTCAAGCAGAGCAGCAGGAATTACGCTGTAAATGGTACCCAGAATGTCGTCGATGTTTGAAGCAGTGATTGAAGTGTAAGCACCACCCACGTTACCGCGGATAGGGTCGCCAGCACCGCCAAAACCAAGAGCTGTAAGAATAGTTAAGAAACCATCCCACTTGTTCAGGTTAGGGTTTGTGCTTGTCAAATCACCTTGCCAAATTGCTGTTTCGATTAGTTCAGCGATGTCACCTGCTTTTTCAGCACCGATTTGTTCAGTAAATACTCCCATGTCGATAGCTTCACCTGCGGCAAGAGCTTTCTGGGTATATTTGGTTTCAAGGTCTTTGGGACACAAAGTTTCCTGAACCTTTACTTTTCCAACGGTCAAAGTACGCTGTGAAATGGTGGTGTTACCGCTTGACTGATAAGAGCAGCTATCGGCTTGAAAGAAAACGTCAGATGACAGCAAGGGCAGAATTTCTGCACTTTTGATACCGGGAAGAACTTGTCCAGCAGCAGACAGCAAAGATGCTGTTTTGCTGGTAAACATAGCTTTGGTCAGGAGCTGTAAGCTTTCCTCTTTGGTGTAATTTGAAAGACCATTTAAATTAAATGCCATGATTTTTAATTATTTGTTTTTTTTGATTGCGGACAAAAAGCCATTGAAGTTGTCCTGTTGATTTTTCTTTACTGCACCGATTGGCTTTTTAGTCGGCTCAGGTGTAGCAGATGCAAACTTTTCAAACACGCTGAAAGTTTCTTCTACTTTGCCCAACACATTGATAAGGGCGGTTTCGAGGGTGGCGATTTTCTTTGCCATTTCCTCATTGGCGGCACGCAGAGCATCAAATTGTTCCAGCGATGCGAATTGATTTTCAACCTCAACTTCCTCAACGGGCATTGTTTTCTCTTCGATAAGTTCAACAACTCCGTCTTTTGTAGTTACAAGCAGGCCATCGGTGGTTTCGTGTACGGCATCAGGGGCAGGCACAATGCCCTCCTCTGTTTTAACCGATAACATACTACCCACGTTTAATTCGTCACCGTCAAATACTACGATTGTACCGTCAACCAAAGTCAACTCACCAAACGCAGCTTCAACGGGTGCAGGAACTTCATTGAAACGCTGCTTTACTTCGGCCATAAAAGCCGCAAGTCCGCTTTTCATTTCGTTAAGTTCTGTTTTGAAATCCATACCATAAAAGGTACAAGACCAAAAACCTATGCAAAATTTTTCAGCATGGCAGCTATTTCACGCATCAGGGTTACGACTTCGTCTTGCTCTTCCATGTCAAAAAACCCCTCAACCGAAAACCCTTTCCATTCACCTGCCTTGACTTTTGCCCACAATTCGTCATTGTCCACTAAATAGGTGAGAAACCAGCTACCGTCTTTGGCATCCTCATATCCTTTGGGTGGCATAACACCACGCTCTCGGTCAATAAAGTAACTCTCAATCATGTGGACACCACCATCAACCGGGGTTTCGTGGTCGGTATTTACGGCCTTGTAGAAGTTTTTACGGACAAATTTTTTGGCAATAGTCCAAATGGTAGGTGCATCAAAGGTTACATAGTACTCACCACGTACATCATCATAGCGGTAAATGGGTAAATCGGCCAACATTGCTGGGCCAGTCACAATGCGTTTCTCTTCATCCTGCACTGAATACGCTTGTTTCATGTCTATCTGTTGCAGTTTACGGCTCGCCCATTCAATGCCCTCATCACCACCCCACGCTAACCACATCAATCTACCGCATCCATCTCCAAGTTCTTTGTCGCTGTTCTGTCTGTGGCGTTCAAACCCTGCCATTCGTGCAATGGTTTCACGGGTGATGGCTTCACCGTTTGCCAACTGGTTTGCTCTTATCTTGCCAACGGGTGTGCCGCAATCACCCCAGCCGTTTTCCTCTGCCCAACGTAGTGCAATCTTTGCATTTTCTTTGGCGGCTTCGGGATAGTCATCGTAGCTTTCAAATTCCTTGCGGCTTTCCCACTTAGAATAACACACGGCTGCGGCTTGCTCTTGTTCCATGCCCTCACCAATCATGACCGGAATACACCTGCTGATAAATTCATCCTCGGTTTCCTTTGCACCCGGTTCCACAAACTGCTGATTAAACAGCATGAAGTCCTTTTGTATTGCTGGGCGTTCCACGAAAGAAACTACATCAACCCCGGTATCGTCATCCTCATTAACTATGATTTTGTAAACTGGCAAGTCCATATCTTTAAAAGTAGGTTTAAACAACGCTCGTATTTCTTAACCTGCGGACACGGGTTTGGGTTTTGGTAATATCACCCTCTAACACATACACCCTGCCCATTCCACCGAACTGCTGCTCATCGGGCAATCCACCGCCAACGGTAGGTGCAAATGACGGGGCAGCAGGTGCAGCAGCAGAGCCACCGCCACCACCTCCACCGCCACTACCTTTTATTAATGCTTTTGCCCTTGCTACGTTTGAAAGAATAATTGCTACATAAGCGGCATATTTAGCAAAACCTGCTGCACCGCCTGTCGCCACGTTGTCGGGTGTGGTAGCCATTGCGTTTACCTGTGCTGCGGTCAATGCCTTTGCGGTGTCAACTGCGATTTGAGCAAGGCCAAACGCCTTTTGCGACTTTTCGCTTTCACCAAACAACTGACCGAGAGAGCCAATTATTGACGATGCACTTTCGAGGGTTGCCATTTCAGCCGCACGTTTTGCTTTTTCTGTGTCCTCTTTGGCTTTGGCATCCTTGTCGTATATGTCTTTTTTCTTTGCCGCAATATCTTTTTCAATATCTACTGTGCTTTGTCCGTAATCACGGGCATTTTGTAATTTTGCATTTAATCTTTTAAGTTCAAGTGCATCAAATTCAGCTTGTGTTGCGCCCTGTTGTATTAAGGCAGTTTGTTGTATGGTAAAATAGTCATCTGTTGCCTTTTGAGCATCTGCAATTTCCTTTTCAGTTGTTTGCTTAAAGTTGTCCTCACGTTCCTTGTTGGCTTTTTCTTGGTCTGCCTTTTGTTTATCATAGAACGCTGTACGTACCTTTTCAAGTTCCGCATCACGCAGGGTTGCAATTTGCTTTTCCGTGTATCCTTGATTTTTCAACTGCGTTACCTTTGTGGCGAAAGCCGCATCAGCCGCTTTGATTTGTGCATCAAGAGTGGATTGGTCAAGTGCCAACATCGTGGCATTGATTTCGAGCTGATTTTGTTTACGCTGCTCGGCAAGTTCACGTTGTTTTTGTGCAAGTTCCTCACTCTTTTTTAGTTCATCTTTTTTCGCTTTTGTTGACTCGGCTGCACGCTCGCTGTCTGCCTTTTTTATTTCCCTGTCAGCTTTATCACGGAACTGTTTTAATATGGCCTGTTTTTGTGCCTCTGAAAGTGTTTCATCTTTATTGACCTCCAATACCTTTTTTTTGTAATCAAGGTTTGCTTTGATTTTACGATTTGTATAAGCATCATATTTGTCACCATTCGCCTCTAAAAATGTTTCTGTTTGCTTAATGCTTTTTTCGGTATCTTTTAGCATCTTGTCCGTCTGACGTTGTGCTTCACTTGTAATACCTATCCAATCTGTTATTGCATTAATTACATCGCCTATTCCATTTGCCAATGCTCCAAATGGGCTATTTTTAATCCATGCAGATACCTTTTCAAAATTAGCTATTAAAGCAGCAACACCAGCAACTAACAGTCCAATACCAGTTGCCATCATAGCACCTCTCAGCGTTGTAAATGCTGTAATGACCTGCGTTTTAATCGTGGTAGCCATTGCCCCAAATGAGTTCCGCATATCCAACAACTGCTGTATACCCTGCGAAAAGGCAATCGCACCCTGAACCTTTGCAAGTGTCTTTTGTGCATCTTCGCTTTCAGCACCAAATAAGGCCATTGCACCAGTGGCAGCAGAAATACCGCCTGCAATACCTTGCGTAACGCCTGCAATCGCTTGGAATTTATCGGGGTTTAAACCTGCGACACGCTGTTGGAAGTCGCCCATTTCATCTTTCAGCTTGGCAACCTTTTGCGCTGCTGCCGTTGCTTCGGGTGAGAACTCACCAAACTTACGGGCAAGCAATACCGCTTCGGCTGTGGCCTCCCTGATTTGTGTTTTCAGCGACTTTACGCTTTCCGTGCCTTTGGTTTTGGCTTCTAAATTTATTGCTACTGTGGTCTGTGCCATTTTATGTTTTGCTTATTACTCTCCATTGTGTGCCATCGGACACTATTTGTACGCATTGGTAATGCTGGTTTAAATTGTAGTGGTCATGATCGTCTATTTCCTGCGCTTCGTATGGTTCAATTCTTAATTGGTGTGCACTGGTATTTTTATAGACATAGTATGCTTTCCCCAAACAAGTGGTGGCATCGGGCAAATTTAACGTAGTATTTGCAGCGGTGTCCATGATGTAAATGTCCACGTACAAATCAGCGGTCACGGATGTTGCTGCCGTGAACTCAATTCGGTTGGTGCTGAAATTTTCCTGTGTCATTAGGTGGCCTTGTAGCCATATCTCATCACTTCCTACATCCTGCACACCCTCGCCAATTACGATGCTGCGTTCACTATCAGGCAGAAAAGTGACACCACTGGTTGCAAATGCTGCATTGGCTCTGCCAAAATTAGTAATGGCGTCACCTGCAAATATGCCGTCACCTGCACTATTAAATTCACCGAGCGAAAACCCTTTACCCTGTATAACTTTGCCTGAGGTATTACCGCCACCGGGGTCGTATTCCTCCAATCCGCTAAATATATCTTCACGCTTACCGCCACCGCCAACGCTTCCAGTTGTTGCAGAAAATGTCACACCCGATTTGAGGAAAAGGAACTCACAGATATTGACCGATGGATTAATAGGGTCGTAATCCTCTATTTTATTCAGTCGGAAGTAATTGCCATCGAAAAAATACAAGTCACGGAATGACAACTTTTCCATATCGGCAGGTGTCAAATAAAAACTGCCCTTAACTATCTTACTATCCTTGTCGGTTACTTCCTGCAAATATGTTGACCAATACGCATTGAATAGGTTGTTATTTGTGACCGGTGTATTTGGGGGTAATCCAATAAAACGCGGCAACCCAAAATTTATGTCTGTTGTTGATGTCAACGGGTCGTCAAGATGCCCCATATATGGATAAATGGTTTTATTTACAAATGTTGGCAAAAAAACAATACTTGGCCTGTAACTGCCATTGGCAACCCTATATGGTTGGCAGGACTTTGGTTTATATTGCAAAATACGCAAGTCGCCCATCTGTTGTTTGCCGTCACTTGTTGCCACATCCGGGAAATATTTATCAATCTCATTAGGTGCTTTCACAATGATTGTAGGCACAAACGATGTTTCTATTTTTTTAGTTTCTTTGACAAAATCATTTTGCACCAAAATTTGGCGGTCACCATATACGCGGCTGTAATTATCTTTGTAATCCTTATTACCCTCATCGCCACCCTCTTTATATGTAAACAAATATCTGCTGGCTTCAAGCTCACCCATCGGGGTTATTTCAAGCAGCTGCGACAAATCCCTTTTGCGTGTCCAATCTTTTACCGATGTGGTGTAAAATTGGTCACGCGGCAAGATGAGTAATTCCTTATCAATTCCACTGGCTTCAATGTAGAGGTTGAACATTGTGAAAATATCACGCATAAATTCACGCTGTTTGGTTTCTACACCCGTAAAAAACCCGGCGAAATCCATTGTGTCACCGTAGCCATACTGGCTTTCAACAACGCCATTGTAAAATTTACAAGTTGAATTTAACGAATATGAAGCACCAGAAATTGGAGTAAAAATTTTGTTTTTTGGCCTATCAATAAAAATAGTAACCTCGTCATTTGGTAGTAATTTTATGCCATTAAAAACATATGTGTTATTGATAACTAAATTACCACTGCCATCAGCTAAATAATATTGCGGATTTGACCTGTACGCAACGCCATTGATGTAAAGTATTAAGGTTATGTAGCTGTAATCGTTTGGCGTATATCCAGCACCTGTGCCACTCAAATAAATAAAAAAGTCATAATTCACACCATTAAAAGAGTTAGTGAATTTTGAATTTGAAGTGTCATATTGATTTGAAGTGTCAAAAATCTCAGTAGGAAATAAAAGCTGTTGAGGTGCTGTCATCCCTGATAAATTGGTTGTACCGCTAAATTTAGCTTCAAACTGCCTGTCTAAAACATTTTGCTCACTTAATTGCGGTGATTTTGTTGGGCATGGAATAACCAAACGCCTAAATTGTTGAGTGTTAAAAAAGCTGCCTGATGTATAGGAATAACCAGCACCGCTAAAAACTGCATCAACAACCGTTTTAGCATACAAATAAGGCGTCATGTCATCGGTGTATAATTTCCGATAATCGGCATAGGTTCCATTATCTATCCACCCATAAACATAACCCTCACCAATAGGTGCGCCACCGCTAAAATTTACAAATCCACTGCTGTTTTTTATGATGGAAGTGTTCCAAGAATTAAAAATATTTGTGTCGCTGATGATGTGGTTGTAGGCGGTGAAATCTAAATCGGCAAGTTTGGCATCTGCTACCTTTGCGAATAGGTCAGCCAGTTCTCCATGCATACTGCATTCGTATTCGATTTGGTTGAAGTCGTTTATTTTGATGCCTAATAGGCGAATAAAACCCTGTATCTGTGTAACCTCATCAACTTGCAGGATTGCATCGGCTTTCAGGTTTGGGTTAAAATCGGGATTGAAATTCGTGGCTGATGTATTGCGTATGCTCAAATTCAAATCAAACAAGTGGGTAAACAGCTTGTTGTTTGCCTTTGTGCCGGGCAGCGTGAATGTCTTTGACCAATCCGATGAGCGGCTTTCCGGCTCCCGAATGTCGGCTATTGACTTATTGATTAAGATACCAAAATCACTTGGCAGGTCAACACTTACCCCACCGCATACTAATCTTACGTTGTTCATGCGTTTTGCAACCTTTCGGGTTCAGTATATTGGACAGTTATTTTAAGATTATTTGGGCCGTCGATGTCGTCAAAAACTTCGTAGCTTGTTTCGGTTATGTTGACCGGAATGTTGCCCAAAAAGACAACAGGCGATGCAATCAAATCCTGCAACCATTCAAATTCCGTTTCATTCAGCCAGTTGGTGTTCAAAGTTACCTCACGGGTTTTTTCAACCGCATAATTTGTGATGCCGTGCTTACTGGTATCGTATGAGTATATGTTGCCAGACAGCGTGTAGTTATTCCGCTTGAATTGCTTTCTGCTGATGCTATACTTGTCTTTTGATGCCATACTACAACGCACACTTTCAAACCCGCCTAATGGGTTTAAAAAGTATAAATACTGCGGGGTGTATTTGCTGCACTCTTCCACCACGTCAAAGCGGTAAAGTTCGCTGCCCAACTGACTGCCGCTATCAATCGCCTGCATGGTGTAATAACTTGTTGATGCTGGTATCACGTTGCCTGCCGTTCCGCTTGTTAGGTTGCCTGCGGTGATGTCATTTAGGTTATCAGGCCCAGCAGGGCAACGCAATAAGAACTCCGATTTTTCACCGGCATCGGTAAAGGTGTTTTTTATCTGTGATGTGGCAAGCAATGAGCCAGCACCGTTGTATGCTTTTACTTGTATTTCGGTTGCCGCACCTACCGCACCCCTTAAAAAGTAAAGGTAATCTGTTTGTGCTAAAATTACACGCCTTGTACGTACACGTGTAAGGAATTTAGGTGTAGTGCTTGGATAGGTGATTTGATATGTGGCTGTGGTTTCACTGCCGTACAAATTGAATAGGCCGTTCCAAACATATTTACCCGTATCGCTGGCAAGGGTTAGGTATTCCGTGCCGCCATATTCCTCGCCAAATTCCACGCTGTATGCAAGATATGAATTTGTGCATTTGCTGATTGATGCGAGCGATTGGGTGAAGTCGTATGTCACATAATTTTGCAAAATTCGTGACAGATTAAATACCGCTTTGTCAGTAGTGCCGTGAAAGATAGGTGCTTTCAGTTTTGCGATTACCACATTGGATGCGTTTTTTACGACCGCCACAAATTTAAAGTTCGGCTGTGCATAGTTGGTGGAAGTTACCACATAGGAAATATCGGAATACACGGGAGCCACATCAGCAGGTTCCCTATTAATTGTGATTGCCATTACTAATAAAAGTACCTATTTGGCTATCTCGGTAGTGACAAATGCTGAAATACGCAACCCGGTAATGTCGGATAGTTTCTGTGCAATGACATCCACGTTTTGCTGGGTAAGTACATCGGCTATAAATCCAGAACCCTTGTAACCAAACCTTTTGATTGTGCCTTTGCTGTGAATTTTACGCGCAATAGCAATAGCCATTGATTTACGCAGTTCAAGTACAGATTGACCGCTTTGCCCTTTTGATTTGCGAACTGGAATGCCCTTTGCAGAAATCCATTGTTCTAAACTTTGTACGAGTGTCGGTTTGCTTGCAGTGGTTGTTTTGGTCGGCCCTCTTCCACTTTCTACCCATTGGTAGTAATCAGCCATTTCGATTGCAACCGTAATACCCTGTGGGGTGACACTTGGAAAATCAGCCCTAATGCTCTGCACAAGATTGCCTGTTGCTTTGACACCCTTTTCCATTGCTGATTGTTTCAGCTTGTCAATAATGACTTGTGCAACCCTTTCCATCGCATCACCAAGCACAGAGCCGCCCATGCCTGCGGTGGCTTCGTCAATGCCGATTGTTTTTAACAAATCATCCAAACGGGCTAAATCTGCCTTGCTTATGTTCATTGCACCGGGTGAGGGGATCGAACCCTCGTCCACCATCTTTGAATTGCTCTTATAGTGCCGCTCAAAGCAACCCGTTATCCGGAATGGAGATGTTACCTATTATACACTAACCCGGCAAGGCCGCAACCTCACTAATAAAAGTAGGTCAAATCATTTCCTGCAATAAGGCGATTTGGTACACGCTGCTATCTTTGGCGGATTTTGCCCCTTGTGCTGCTGCATTAAGACGCTCGGTCTTTGCCCGTTGTTTTTCATTGTGGAACGATACCGCATTGAGAAACTCCACCAACCCCATATTTAAAAAGAAATCCCATTTGGTGCGGTCACCATTTGCCATGCCGTCTATTGTTTTGAGCCATGCGATTGCTGGGCGGTCTTTTCTGCGTGTATCTTCCTCAACTTCTCCACTTCCTGCTCTAAATATACTCGGGTAGTTTCGAGTAACTCCGGCAAGTAAGCCGAAAAAAAAAGCGCATATCCGTAGGCATTGGCAATGCTCATGCGGTCACGGAATAGGTCAGCCACCTTGTCAAATTCTGTGGGCTTGATTTCCGATTTGCGGAACCACTTATATTTCACAGCCAGTGCCGCCATGATTTTGTGCAGGTTGCCAACCCAATTATCTTGCTGACCGAACAAATCCTGCACGGTGATAAACTGATGCGCTGCCAATTCGTGTTGCGATGCCACAAATTTGTAAGTGGTAAGCCCGTGCCGAAACTTTTTACAATCCTTTGCGGTAGGTAGCTGCGACATCCATGACAATTTTGCAATGGCATCCGTTATTTCTCTTATTGACAATTCCTCGATGTCCTCCACACTTTTGTCGGTCAGCACCGCAAGGGTGGCGATTTGGTTTTCAAATGTTGGCTCGGTCAACTTGTGCAACTGCTGAAAAGTGCCGATGCTGATGTCCTGCCATGATTTTGGTAATTTCATATTATTACAAATACTCCTTTTTTATTTTTTATTGAGCAATGCCGGGCAAGTGCCAATGCACAAACAGCGTCATCATGTAGTCCTGATGGTGCTGAATACCGCATGCCCGTTTGCGTGTGTTCAAATTCAAAGTTACGCATTTCGTCTGCAATTACACCCTCTGGAAATTTAATTGCCCCTGCGTGAACGTCTGCCGTCAGTTGTTCCATCATTTGTTGCTTGCTGGTGCTGGTGAATTTCACACCGATTGCACGAGGACAGACACGCTGTATTTTCTCAACGATTGGGTCACCCACGCCCGTGCTGTCCAATGCCGCAGGTGTGCTGCCAATAGTACGAATAATTCGCTGCTCTGTTTGCGCCCAATCCATTTGGAAGCGGTCAAAGTGACAAACCTTATACTCGGCATCCAATCCTATGATGACAGTCCAGTCGCTGTATTTTGCAAGGTCAATACCGTACCACTCGGCAGGGCGGTTTGAGAGCGGTGCGATACATTGGTTGATAAAGTTTAAACCAAATGGGTTGCTTCCATCCTCTGTTGGCTCGGCAAGGTACAACTCGCTGAATATATGCTGTGGCAGGTCACGTTTTGCCTGCTCAACTTCCTCAATTTTTAGGATGCCAGCATTAACTCCGTCATAGGCCGTGATTTTGTGGAACTCGTAGTTTGGCTCACCCATCCTTGCCCGTTCACTTAACTTATATCCCCAGTTCTTTTTGCCCTTTACGTTCCCGATTAGTTTGCACTTGCCCTCTGTTTTGGTGAGGGTGGAACGCAGGGCGAACCACGCTTCTTCTCTTGCCCTTGTAAACTCATCGAATACGGCTGCATAGACATCATCCCCATAAAGGTTGTCGGGCTTCTCTGCTGACTTGAATTGAATAATGCCGCCCGTTGGTGTGGTCAGTCGCAGTTTGCTTTCATTGACCTTAAAAAATGCCTTGTTGGTTACCTGTGTCCGCATACGGTTAAACGCAATTTCTGCCTGCTGATACACGGGTGCCACCCACCACACGGATTGATTTTCTTTGAGTGTCAATGCCTGCTCAAATAACCAAATAATATGCGATGCCGTCTTGCCTACTTTGGTGGCGGCTGCTGTAATCGTGTACCTTGCATGGCTGTCTAATATCCTGCGTTGGTAATCGGTTACGAATGGTCGCTTATATTGGATGTGCATTTGTAAAACTCCAACCTGTGGTTGTTAATTTTATCGAGGTCGTGATGCTCTTTGCAGTAGTAGAAATTGTTGTCTCCCAAAATCTTTGCACTTTCCTGACTGTCTAAAAAATGCTTCATTGATTTATACCACGCATCGGGGGTGTTGTCCGTGAAATGCACCCCGTAATTTTCAGCATGGTTAATATATGGGTTGACATTTGAGGCAATGACTGGCAACTTATAGGTTGCCGCTTCAATTATTTTCAGTTCGGATTTGCAGTTGTTCCATTTGGTATCTTCCAGCGGTGCTAACGCCACATCAAACAAGCGGTAAAAGTTGCCATATTCATTCGGGGCTTGTGCTGCTGATACAACCACTTGCGGTCTAAGCACACCACTACCGCCATTGAATTTGTATAGGATGCTATCCCATACGTAATTGTTAGGCATCCAACCGCAGATAACAAATCGCACCTTGTCCCCATATTCATCGCATATCCGGGCAATGGCATCCGATATGATCATGATATCGTTGCTGTGAGTAAGGCCACCAACCCAGCCGAATGTAAACACATCACGTTGTTGCGGTGCTGCCACCCAATGCTCATCAGTAGTGTCCAATGCGTTGGGCAGTATCTCCACCCTGCGGTTGAGTTTCTTAATCTCGGCTGCCAGCTGCGGTGTGGTGGTGGTCACTCCGTCAGCGTATCGGATAGCATCCACGATGGCCTGCTTCAATTTATGCTCACGGAAATACTTATACGTTGGGTGGTACTTCGGCAGTTCCCAAAAGTCGTCGATGTCGATAATGTACGGGATGCCGTGCTTTGCCAAGTAGTGTAATATCTCGTAGTGGTCAGCACCCAAATATCTGTTGAATAGTACAAGGTCATATTTCTTTAAATTTGGTAATCCTGATTTGTTGAACTCCTGCGATACCTCAACCTCGATTTCGTCAGCGTGGTCAATCTGCAATCGTTTGAGCGGCACGTAAAGGCGGTGGTATTCTACCCCACCCATGCCATTCCATAATGCGAGTACTTTCATTTGTTTTTGATTGTTTGTTTAATGTCCGCCCACAGATTGCGGAAATATGGGTTATGTATCAGCACCCGTTGAAACTCTAATTGTCTGCGTTTGGCTTGGATGCGAAAGCGGTGGTGGTATTTTCTTTTCATTCCCCTAAATCTAATGTGATTTTAATCTCCCCGGTCACGGTCTGGTTGACATCAGCCGTTTCCTTTGGTTTGCCGTACACACGGGATAAAAGCGTTTCAATAGAATACAAGCTGCCTTTTTCAAGTGACTTCCGCATAGCATTGGCGATTGTCTTTTCCAATATGGTGGCCTTTGGGTTCTGCCATACTTCTTTCAGCTCGTCTAAATCCATTGACAGCATGGCTTGGATAGTGTCGTTTATTTCCGCTAATTTGTACCCCTGCTCTTTGAGTAGAGTGACGTACTTTTTCGGTCTTCCGTTTGGGTTTTGTACTACCCCTTTCGGGAATGGTTTAAGGTTTTGTTCGTTTGCCATTGTTCACTATTTGTTCACTATTTTATACACTTTTGCCACAAGTCGGGCAGGTGTCTTTCTCTTCTTTCTCTTTGGGTGCTTCGGGTAGATGCAATCCCCACTCCGCTAACTCTTCCGCATCCCATTCGTTTGCGAGTGTGTCCATATCCCATTTGCCATAATGGGTGTTATCTTTAATCAGGAACTCATCACGCTGCTGTGGTGTCCAATCATCAGCCAACACGATGGGAACTTCCACCGCCCCTATGTCGCACAATGCTCGATATCTTTGATTGCCACCGAGAATAACATAGCCACCCATGTCGGATGTATAGCAAACTAATGGCCGGGCAGTTAGCATTTCAGGGAATTGCATCAGCGACCTTTTAAGCAATGCAAAATCATCAGCCGATATTTGGCGTGGGTTATTTGCGTTTGGTCTTATTTCGGTTAGTTTTACCCAAATCATTTTTTTTGATTATTACTTCGATTGAAAATTCACCGTTATTGTGTTCCTCTGGCTTATCTGCGTTTGTAGCCGTGTCGATTACCTCTATATCCCAATACTCCTTTATGCCTGTTTGTAATAGGATGCCCTCAACACTAAAAGTATGTGGTGGCTCACATGAATAAGGCAGATAGAAATATCGGTGGTCTAAATTCCAACGGCTCGGCAGTGTCTTTTTACGCTCATACAAATCACGATGCGGTATGCTCATGATGATATGCCCACCCGGTTTGCAAATGCGATACCAATTTTGGATTGCAGTAACTGGTTCGTCAAGGTGTTCCAGCACGTGCGAAGCGTAAACGTAGTCAAAGGTATTGTCAGCGTATTTATCCATTGTGGTTGCGTCGCAGTCGTCTTTGTCGTGGTGGATGCAATCGGTTAAGCTGATGGTGTCCACGCCATCGTGCGTGTCTATTCTGCCGCAGCCGATGTCAATGCCTTGCCCTTTGATGTATTTTTCATAAAATCCTGCTGCCAATCTGCGTTGGTGTGCTTTTCTTGTTTCAGCCATTTTTAAGTATTTGTAATAAGTTTAAGATTGTCCATGCACCGTATCCGTTCTGCCCGGTCGGAATGACGTTGTGTGCGGTAGGGCATATTTCCAAAATGCGTGGGTGCTTCATTTGCTCTGCGATTGCAAAGGCCATTGACTGGTTGCCGATGAATAGCTTTGATGCTGCGATTACTTGTGCTAAATGATAAAAATCATTAACCGAATAGTATTTGATATTGGGCAGCTTTGCACTGATTACCCGATATTCCTCCGGCAACCCTACAAAAGTGATGCGGTCTTGATATGGTTTTAAAATGCTGTAATCAAATGTCGGGTTGTGGTATCGGCTTGTCCGATTTAAAACAATATCAAACGCTTCGGGGCTGGGTGCTAAATCAAAGTTAATCGGCACGGATAAATCGCAGGTCAGTTCCGGGTAAATATGGAAGTACCACTGTGAGATATGCCCGGTGTAATTGTGGAATTTACGGAATAGGTCAAAGTTATAATCTACCTTTTCATCGTTTTCAGTTATGTGGATGTCGTTGATAAAGTCCAAACCCCACAACAAAGGTTCCAACATTTCAGCCATCTTGCGGTTCATCTGCACATTGCCCATTGGGTGCGACATATTGCCATATTTACCCGGTACGTTTATATGCAGGTACAAATCAACGGTTTCGCCTTTCAGCTCGGCAGCTTTCCGCATGGCAGGTAAGGAGTAAATCAAATCCCCTGCGTTTCCGCTATGTATAATTTTAGGCATTGGCTTCTCGGTATAATCGTTTCAAAGCATCAAACATACAACTGCGGCAACCGGGCAATGGCTGTCCGTATAACTGGCGGTGTACTTCGTTTAACTTTGCGTAGTATTCAGCCGAAAGGGCATAGGTTCCCGTGCGGTTAATACGCTCAATGGTTTCTTTCAGTTGTAGGCAAATTTCTTTTTGTTCGGGTGTCATCACTTTGTATGTCTTACGTATGCAATTAAATAACCAAAGCCAAACGAAATAAATGAAAATGTTAAAATTTCAATCATAGGTAACGGTCAATTAAACTGCCACACACAGCAGACAAGGCAGCAAAGGGCAATCCCCACCACCCGGCAAGTGGAATGAATACGGCAAGGCTGAGCCACCACGATAAACAAAACCCACACTCCCAGGGTTTGTAAATCGGTCTGTGCGGTGTGCTGACTTTCAACACAAAGCTAATCACCGGAGGGAATAAGTACCGGGATAGCAGTACCGCTAATGCGGCAACGGATATTATATTAACCAAGTTCATTGTAACGTTCTTTTATTTGGGTTTTCAGGGCATTAATGATTTGACTGATTTCTCTGTAATTTATTTTGGTGGCTTTGGCTATGCTGGCCATGCTGCGATTTTCATTGTATAGCATCCAAAGTTTCTCCACGTACCATTCGGAGCGGTTAAAGTGTAACGACACCTCTTTGTAATTGATTGCCTCACGTGCTTCCTGCATCCGCCTAAAATTGCTTTCATCGTAATCCTCAGCGGTGTCATCGTAGTCATCGGGTAGCGTTTCATTGGTGCGTAGGTGGTCACGATAAAACTTTGTGTATCGGTTGCCGTTTACTGCATTTACACCCACCCGGACAAGGTAAAATATCAGCGTTCCGTTCTGGTGCAAGTTGGTGATTTTCTCCTCGCTCATTTCGCAGAGCAATAACAAAAGATGCTGCTGTAAATCGCTTGCGACGTGCTTTCCTACTTTTTGGCAGAAGTCCGGCAGCCATTTGCTCGTTGCTATCTCTGTTATGATTTGGGATTTCGTCACTCACGTTTAATTTTCAAATCATGCACCTTTTGTAACCAATCTTTCCATTGCTTCCTATCTCCGTACATTTCGTGATGTTTGCGGCACAATGCCATCAGGTTTTCAATGCGGTCAGCGTGTTTACTTCCACCCATGCCCCGTGCTTGAATGTGGTGTATATCATTTGCCACCGCACCGCATACCTCACATGGGATAAAGTCACCGGGCGTATATCCAAAATGCTGGAAATAAATCTTCGTGTGGCGTTGCACGGATGCAAAGTTTGTGGAATAATTACCATAATTTTTAAGAATGTTGAAAACTTTTTATTAAAATACTTGCATAGATATAAAAAACTATATTATATTTGCGGTATGGAACAATATAATTTAACATCAATTCAGTCAGGTACAATAGTAAAAACTATCAAAGCTGCTGATTTTGACTCTGCTAAAAAGTATTTTGATAGTCTTGGGAAAGATACAGACACAGATTATTTTATTGAGTCACAACAAGAAAGAAACTTTTACGACCAATTACAAAAAAGAATAATATAAATCATGGAAAACACTAAAACACCTTTTGAAATGGGCTGGGATGCATCCAAGCACTACAACTACTTCGCTACCGAAGGCGAAAATCCGTTTGAACTTAACTCCGATGACTTCAAAGAATGGGAAAAGGGATGGCAATGGTACATCACCATTCAAAGCCGCATTGATTACGCTGATGCCCAGCAAGAGCAGCAGAAATTTGTTGAAAATAATTTTGCAAAGTAAAAAGTAACTTGTATATTTGCGTATCGGATTAACAGGATTAGAGCCCCTGCCGAAAATTGGAAGAAATGACAAAGCATAATCAGAAAGACCTCACGCAAGTAAAAGGCGGCTCACTTCCAGCCGGCTCTACCTTTGAAAGCGTGGGGTCTTTTGTATTTATGAATATCACAAAACCCAAACCTATCCCGACCGACATTTGCAATCGGTGTCTGGAAGAACTGGAAAATCAAATCATCCAGTTGGAAGTCAAAAAGCAAAACTGCACAATCAAAGAGCATCTGCCTGTTTACAAGTATGAGATGCACAAATTAGGATTTCAGCAGCTTTACTACACAGAATGTAAGCGTTTATTTATGAAAGGGCAAATGCAATGAGTGGTGGTTGGATAAAAATACACCGCAAACTTTCCGAGCATTGGATATATCAAGATAGCAACTACCTGCATTGGTGGATTGACATCCTGCTTGCTGCAAACTTTGAGGATAAAAAGGTATTGATTAAGGGTGCTTTGTACGATTGTAAACGTGGTCAAAGCGTGTATTCACTTGATACATGGGCAAAACGCTGGAACACGGATAAAAGCAAGGTACGTAGATTTTTGAGTATGCTGGAAACTGACGGCATGATTACACTTGAAAACATATCTGTTTCGACACGGCTAACTGTTTGTAAATATGAATGTTACCAAGACGAGCGACACGCAGATGAAACGCAAGTGAAACGCAAACGAAACGCAGATGAAACGCAGATGACACCAACTAAAGAATTTAAGAATGATAAGAAAGAAAAGAAAGAAGAAAATATATATAGAGCTTTCTCTCATTTGAAAATTACAACTGCGGAGTTTGACAAGTTGATTGCCGATGGGTGGGAAAAAGAACAGATTGATGAAACGCTTGATGAAATCCAAAATTTCGCAAACAATAAAAAGTATGTTTACCTATATTTGACGGCTCGCAAATGGCTCGCAGATAAACCCAAAAAAGGACTTCTGCCTAAACACCTAAAAAACTTCGTATGCTAACATATTCATTTCACAATATCGAGATACCTGCTGGCAAGACATCAGGAGAAGTTCAAACACTTTGTCCACAGTGCAGCCACACAAGGAAAAAGAAAACCGACAAATGCCTATCTGTAAACCTTGATAAGAAAGCATGGTATTGTCAGCACTGCCAGTGGAAAGGCGCAATCATTGACCGCCCGGAAGTTGTAAAATACGAAGTACCAGAATGGAAAAATAATACCACGCTGTCCGACAAGGTGCTGAAATGGTTTGAGGGTCGCAGGATTACAGCCGCCACGCTGAATAAGATGCAAATCACCGAACAATCCGAATGGATGCCGCAGGTTAGCAAGGAAGTCAATTGCATCTGCTTCAATTACTTTGAGGGTGGGGTGTTGAAAAACACAAAATATCGGGATGGCTCAAAGAATTTCAAGATGCACAAAGGGGCGGAACTCATCCCATATAACATTGACTGCCTTGCAACCGCAAAAGAGGTTTGGATAGTTGAAGGAGAAATGGATGCACTATCACTGATTGAAGCAGGGATTGAAAATGTTATCAGCGTACCAAACGGGGCGCAGCCAAACCTAACTTTTTTTGACCGCTTTATGCCGATGTTTGACCACATTGAAAAGATACACATCGCAGTTGACAACGATGCGCCCGGCATTGAATTACGCAATGCCATTGCAGAGCGGTTTGGTAAAGACAAATGCGATTACATTGTATTTCCTGACTGCAAAGATGCAAACGAATATCTTTTGCTTAATGGTGCATTTGCCTTGCGTGATGCTGCCAATAACGCAACCGAGTTTCCGATGGTCGGAGTGTTCAGCATTACAGATTACCTGCCAGAAATTGAAAATCTCTACAATTACGGATTGCCAGAGGGATGCGGAACGGGTATGCTCGGATTTGATAGCCTGCTGAAATTCCATAAGGGATATTTGACAACCATTACTGGCGTACCCGGTCACGGTAAATCGGACTTTTTAGACCATATCCTTATCAAGTTACTGCAAAAACACGGATGGAAAGGTGCGTTTTACAGCCCTGAAAACAGGCCAGTTGAACTGCACATCAGCAAGTTGATGCGGAAGATAACACAGCGACCATTTCAGGGCCACAATAGGATGAACCAAGAGGAAGTATATGAAGCCCTGATGCTGCTGGAAAACAATATCTACTTCGTAAAGCCGGAAAAGGATTTCACGCTGGACAGCATCTTGTCAAAGGTGGCCGAACTTAAAAACCGCAGGAACATTGATTGGTTTGTCATTGATGCATGGAACAAGTTGGAACACCAGTACAGCGAAAGCGAAACTAAATATATCGGTCAATCTCTGGACAAGATTGTCAATTTCTGCGAGAGGTACAATGTGCATTGCTTTTTGGTGGCACACCCACGCAAAATACAGAAAAAGGATGGCGGTATCTATGAAGTTCCCACACTTTATGACATCGCAGGTTCAGCAAACTTTTTCAATAAGACGGACAACGGAATTACGGTGTATCGGAATTTCCAAAACAATAGCGTGGAAGTCCACGTGCAAAAAGTAAAATTCAGCCATTGGGGTGCGGTTGGTTCACAGCTATTCCAATATGATGTGCCAACCGGGTTGTATCGTGAAATTTGAAAATATAAAAAAATATACTATATTTGCACCATGAGACACGGCAGTTTATTTTCAGGCATCGGTGGGTTTGACCTTGCAGCCGAATGGATGGGATGGGAAAACGTATTCCATTGTGAGTGGATGGAGTTCCCACGCAAGGTATTGGAATACTACTGGCCGGAAGCAGACAGCCACACAGATATTTGCAAAACAGATTTTACAAAATATGAAGGAACAGTTGACATTATTTCCGGTGGCTTCCCCTGCCAACCATTCTCACTTGCCGGAAAACGAAAAGGAACAAGTGATGAACGCTACCTCTGGCATGAAATGCTTCGAGCAATACGTGAAATTAAACCCAAATGGGTCATTGCAGAAAATGTCTTTGGTATTGTCAACATTGACGGCGGATTGGTATTCGAGCAGGTGTGCGTTGATTTGGAAAATGAAGGGTACGAAGTTCAACCGTTTATTATTCCAGCTGCGGCCAAAAACGCTCCCCACCGCAGGGATAGATGTTGGTTTATTGCTACCAACTCCAACATTGAACAACGAAAATGGGAGAAGGGAGGATTTCAGTCCGAGTTTGTTAATGGTAGCCAAAATGCTACCGACACCGAGGGCGAACCAGGTCAATGGATGCGACCTCAACAGCGTAAAATTGGCAACGCGGAACAAGGGGAATTTAGAAGAAACGGTCGCGGGATGGGTGACGGGCTTACTACCGACACCAGTAGCAGGAGAGTACAGGGATACGGGAGAGGGTGTGAAAACAGGCAATTTCAAACAGATGAATTTAACAAGGACAATTGCAAAAGACAACCCCCAATGGACTGGCAAAACTTCCCAACTCAACCCCCGATTTGTGGCGGAGATGATGGGCTTCCCACCGAACTGGACGGAATTACCTTTTCTAAGTGGCGAAACGAGTCAATCAAAGGATATGGAAACGCCATAGTGCCACAAATCGCATATCAACTTTTTCAAATAATAGAACATGAGAGCAAAAATAAAAACACCAAAGACAAACAGCCGCACCACTTTCCGCATGAGCGAGGTGTCGCAGCTAAAAGAAACAATCCGGCATCAGCAAATCCGCATACAGGAACTGGAACGGATGCTAAAAATGAACATCACCAATGAGGATGCCGCAGTCAAAGCCGCTCACCTTGCAATAAGGTCAGCGTATCATGGCTATTTGCCAACGCATGTGTCGCACAAAACCCGTGAGCGTGAGTATCTGGAACCCCGGCAGATATTTATGTGGCTACTCCGCTACAAAACAGCAATGTCGCTAAGGGATATCGGCAACATTTGCGGTGGGCGTGACCACTCCACAGTCATCCATGCGGTTAATTTAGTGGACAATTTCTGCGAGATTGACAGGCGTTACGCTGCCCGTGTTGAAACCATAAAAAATAACTTTGAGTTGTTTGTGAATGAAGTTTAATTTTGTATATTTGCACAATGAAACAAACAATAATAGGGCCTGTAAAAAAATCAATTAGGATTTGGCTGCCTGATGAAATGGAAAAAGATGGTGGTGTTTGGATTAATGCAACCGTTCATAATGTTTCGGTAAATTATGAAGATATCATAATTGAAAAAAACAGCAAAGAGATTGACATTGAAAATACATTAAGTTCATTTGATGGGTATAAGATTGAAACTATTAATGAAACTGATTAATCCATTCAAGCCCCACGTTGTTGAACTGCCAGACGGTGGTTTTGCTATCCGGTTGTATCGGCTTTTTTCTGCCCAGTTCCTCACTGAATTTGGAACGTACACCGATTGCGTGGATAATCTTATGCTATTCCGCACCCATTTTGATGCTGTGATGCATCTGGATATCCTTATCTACAAACGTAAACAATTAAACAAAGCAAAAGCAATATGATAGTAATTGACATCTGCCTAACTGACGTTCCAAAGGAACTAATCACCGAGGGCAAAAACGGTAAAAAGTACCTGAAATTGGTACTAAACGAACGCAAAAGCGAGGGCAAGTATGGCGAAACCCACACGCTGCAATTAAGCCAGACCAAAGAGGCAAGATTAGCAGGAGTAAAACCAACCTATGTTGGAAGCGGAAAGGCTTACACATTTGAGCAAAAGCCGAAAACAACTGCGGATGAACCTGCAAAGTATGAGGATACTGGATTACCGTTTTAAGTATGAAAGAGAAAATTGAAAACACCTGCGACAGCATCAAACAACTGCTGATTGACAAAAATGCCAAGTATGGAAACTCCGCCCTTAACCCGGTGCGAGTTTTCAGCAAGGCGGATAATCAGGAACAGTTACTTGTCCGCATTGACGACAAGTTGAGCCGGATTGCACGTGGTGCAGGAATGGATGGCGTGGATGAAGATACCCTAAACGATTTAATCGGTTACTTAATTTTATTAAAGATTGCAAAAAATGACATACGAAGAGAAACGAAATCATTTTCAAACCTGTAAGCAAAAGGGTGATGTAATGGCGGTGGTAAAGTTCTGCGAGGACATAGCCAGTTATGCGACGATTATTAAAGCCCTCAACACACCGGGCAAATACAAAAGCAAAAAGGAGCAGCAGATTATTGATGTTGCCTATCAATTTGTGAACAGCCGTGCGAGAGGAGTTATACACGACCATAGTATATTGGAAGCGTGAGATGCTATCTTTTGACATCGTGCCAAACATCGAAGCCGAGAGGGTGCTAGCAAGATATCGCAAAAAGGGATACCATGCGGAAGTTTACAGCAAAGAGTTGATTGTAACCATTGCCAAAAAAAAATCTTGAAAAAAGTTTGCATATATAAAAAACTATACTATATTTGCACCATACAAATCAATCAAATATGAAACACGATTTAGAACACAAAACCAAACACGGCAGGGTATCATCCTGCGAGTACGAGTTTTATTACTCGTCATTCACCGACATTGTTAGCATCACTGCTACCTGGGCGAACATCAACGAAAAGGAAAGGGTTGCCATTCCTGCTGAAAAGATTGACGAGCTGATTGCATTTTTGCAGGATGCCAAATTCATGTACAAATTAGGACTTGACAAGGAGGGTGTCAGCTATGAATAACACCCTAACCGCACCCATTCTGCCAAACGAAGTAGAATGGAGAATTCAGAGCCAAACAAGTACGGGCAAACTGATTGTCGTGCCGTACATAAACAATCGCTGTGTAATGACACGCTTCGATGCTGCTTTTGGTGCAGAGAACTGGACATCCGAGTTTCGGGAAATCAGCAATGGTTTTCTTTGCCGCCTTACCGTGACCATAAATAAACGGGAAGTGTACCGGGAAGACGGAGCCAGCAAGACAAACATCGAGCCGGAAAAGGGTGGTATCTCTGATGCAATGAAACGTGCTGCTGTGCAGTTCGGTCTTGGTCGCTGCCTGTATGACTACCCCCGTGTAATGATTGAATGTGAGGGCAAGTTCATCCCCGATTGGGCATACGAAAAATTGGATAAACTCGTCACTTGGATAAATGACGGCAAGTGTAACCGTGACATGATTATTTTAAGCCAAAAGTGATGAATAAAGAACTTGACAAACAATATGATGCAAGGCCGCTGCCAGTGGTGGCCTTGCTCGATGCCGGTGATATTGCAGGTGCTAAGGCATACGTCACACAATTAGCTGCTCACGCTGCTGCGTATGACATCCACGATTTGACCGCTTATATGGCAATGAACCAAATTAGGCGGGAGTTAATCACACGCAACCTGATTGTAGCGATGCAGCCCGAATGGGATAGTGCAGAGTTCAAGGTAAACAGGGTGCATACAGAGCAGCAGCACCGCATCCGGTCGCAGTTTTGGGGAGAAAAACACGAAAACCCATATCAAAGATGAAAAAGCGAGAAACACCCAAAAGCATTGAAAGGCAGTTGCAGGATTGCAAACTATTCGGAAATACCGAACAGATGCCAGAAGCCCAGCCGTATGATTACGCCAATATGCCGGATGATTTGCCGAGTGTAGAGCATTGGTATAATGTGCGAGAGCGGCATTTGTTTCAAGTGGAACGAATAGCAAATGGATAACGTGATGCAGCTACCCGAGGCGGGGATTAATAGTACAAACTTTCAAAATAGAACAAATGATAAAGAAAATACAAAACTTGATTAATACACAACCGCCACATTTTTGGGTAGGTGCTGTTATACGCTGTTTTTTGAACGCTATACAGCTTGTTGTGATATTATTAATATTTAAAAATTATGGCGGTAGTTGGCTTATGTTTTGGCTGCTGCTTTTACTTATATCCATTTCATCAGTTAAAGGATATTTAAAAGGTGTCAATAAAAAATAGATCATAATGGTTGAGTATAAACGAATGTAAAACAAAAATTATGAAATATTTTATTGTAATATTTGTAATCTTTATCTTTTTGTTTGTAGGAATGTTATTTTATAAACTTTCCAATGTTAGTTGGTATTATCAATTTTTTACACAAAATTTTAAAGATAAAGATTATTTCACTAGATTTGTTAAATGGTTAATGTCTTGATATTATCGTTTTAATTCAACATAACGTATCGGTGCTATACGATGTGGCGGACTTTCAGCACGAAAGCCCAATACGAAGCACAAAAGTTGAATTTAAAAACGAAACAGAAAAAAGAAAAAATCATTTCCGCTAAAAGAATTGACATACATTGGTTTGATGAAAACGGTTATAGTAGTCAAGAAGAATTTACAATTATAACCATAGATAGTTGCGAATATCTTTTAGCTGATTACGATAGAAGTAGGATGATTACTCATAAGGAGAATTGTAAATTTTGTGCAGAACGTAGCAAAAAATAATTGCTACTAACAGTCGTGCAGGCGCAGCCATAAGCATTTAAATATACATTGGTTACGCTTGCACTTTGTTATCACCTATCGGGTATAATACCACTTAGTATAAACAAAATCGTACCTTATCGGGTATATGGAATTGATTGCAAGCATAATTTTTTTATCCCCTGCTGCATTGGCTTTGGTGGACTTTTTGACCGACATCAGCAACAACTGTAAATAATTCTACTTTTATAGGTAGATGCTGAAAGAAACTAAGCGTATCTCTCGCAACATCCATGCGGTGTACTGCGAAAAATCAATCAAACTGCTTCTTATGAGTGACCTGCACTGGGATAACCCCAAGTGTGACAGGGATTTACTCAAAAACCACATGGATGAAGCGGTAAAACGTGACTGCAAAATCATTTTAAACGGTGACACTTTTTGCATGATGCAAGGCAAATATGACCCACGTAGGTCAAAGAAAGACATCCGGCCAGAACACAACAAAGCCAATTATATCGATGCGGTTATTCATGATGCGGTCGATTGGTTTGCTCCGTACAAAGACCACATCCTGCTGGTAGGTTATGGCAACCACGAAACGGCAATCCTAAAAGCACTTGAAACGGATCCAATCCAACGCTTTGTTGACCTATTCAACACGACACATGCGGCTAATCTTTACGCTGGGGGTTATGGTGGGGTAGTAGATTTTAAATTTCAACTTGATGCAGCAGGGCAAAGGCGTAAATGGACACTCCGATATCATCACGGACACGGTGGCGGAGGTGCTGTGACAAAAGGTGTTATCCAAGACCAACGAATGATGGCATCAATGGAGGGTTATGATTGTATATGGCAAGGCCACGTTCACGAACTATACCACCACATTAACCCGGTTGAAACCTATGACAGCCACCAAAAGAGAATAAAGGCACGGAGTGTTCACCAAATAAGAACATCAACCTATAAAGAGGAATACGAAGACGGGTTCGGTGGCTTTCACGTAGAAAAAGGCCGCCCATTCAAACCGCTTGGAAGTATGTGGCTAACACTTACAGCTAATTACCGTGAAAACGAAGTGATACCCGAATTTACTTTTTGCCAACAATACTATGTTTAAAATACCTTTATGCCTTGAAGTCATTGCAGGTGACGAACAAGACGAGATGCTTCAAAACATGGGTTTAAAAACCAATTCGGTTGACCCATACGACGAACAAACATTTATCGTTTGTTTTTACAAAGTCGATGCAATTACAACCGATACAAGGAGTACTGCAAAAAAACCGCTCACCGTCATATATTGCGGTGAATTTGCTTATCTATGCAAATTAGACATGGCAACCCTTGTGGATAGAATTGCTGCTGTATCAATCTAACAAAGTGAAGTCAATAACCTGACCTGGGTTAAATCGTTTGATTATTTCAAACCAGTGTGCATCAGGCACTGTTTGGCAACCTGCTGACCACTTGTTTACAAAGTTTCCTATACCTGCCCGGTGGAAGTTTATGCCATAAAGACCGAATTGCTTTGTTACCCCGTCAACTAAATTATTTTTGTTGCCGTCTCTTTGAATGGTAATCGGTAAAATCTGCTGAAAGTAAGGTGCGCCAAGCCAAAGGTTTTTCCAGTTTGCACCTGTCACAAATCTGTGCGAATTTGTGACTTGTTGTGCAACGGCAACGGCTGTGCCAGTAACACCGCCAACGGTCAAAGGATTGTAAACGTAAAAATCACCAGCCGTTGTGGATGCCGGTGCCACATACACAATCCTGCCGTTTTTGTAGCATACCACAAAATCATCGAATTTATTACTGAACACCATATCCGTACGCAACCACACCAACCCATCAACCGGCATCACGTATTTGCGGGCCTTTATTTCGGCTTTTATGTAGTTGTCAAGTGCATTGATTGTTTGTGAGCCAATCACCCCGTCATTGGCAATTTTTGCTCCTTTTGTGTTCAGGTATATTTGCAGGTTTTTCATGCGAGTAGTTTTTTATCCCTTGTTTTTATCTCTTGGCAGAACGTAATTGCAGGCTTTCCCATCCGCCCCCATGCTTTCCGTGCATCGTTTTCCGTGCGGTAAACGCAGGGTTTTATCACCGCATTAAGTTCGGCAGATGGATGCCATTGCCCGTCTTTGCAATAGTAAAAATCTTGTATGCCTTGCTGTTTAATTAGTGTAAACATTCTACAAAGTTACTTTGCAACGGCAACCAATCCAAACACAACGGCAACGGTTTTCCAGAAATTCGTCTTTACACGCTGTTTTTTTACTTGTTTGGCACAATCATTCATCATTTCTTTTTGACTGGCTGTAATCGCTTCTAAATGCGAAATAACGCTATCTTGATAAATAACCACCTGACCTTGATTTGCAATTATTAAACTATCCTCAAAAATAATCTCTTTCATCAGGGCATTTTCAGACAGCAGATTTGCAATGCCAGAAGTGTCGCCAACGAGTGCCTCAATGGTCAACGTATCGTGGACATATTTTGTCCTTATTTCACGCAAGGTTTTGATTTTAACTGCACGGCTGTTCAGCAGGGTTAAATACTCGGCTTTCAAGCTGTCAATCTCTGCCTTGTATTTGTCAACCTTGCCTTGCATCGTATCTACATTTTGCCGTGTTTGGATTGCATCCTCACAACTCCGAGTGCTAAACACAAGGAAAAAAAGCAGAAAAACAATAATGCCTGCATTTACCCACCTCATTCATCTGCAAAAAAGTTTGTCACAAATTTGCCGACTGCACCCAGCACACCGCACAACAACATCAGTTTGGGGTGGTCAAGGTTTAACCCAGCAACAAACAAAGATGCAGCAGCGATGCTATCACCTAAAACCCGGAACCGCTTTGGCGTTGGTGAGAAGTAGTTTTTCAATTTCATCTTCCTTGTCCTCGGTAGGGTTTTGCTGACTTGTGCTTGTTCGCTGACTTCGTGTGTCTGCCCAATCTCTTTTTTGGTTTGGGTGTCCATTTGCTTATCTCCTTACTTTTTGCCATTTTTGAAAAACTTGTAAATGCCTATGCAAGACAGCACGAGTGCTGCGGTAAACGAAAGGAATTGAATAATGGGCAGCAACTTTGCCGCAGCCCCTGCCAACCACAATAACCAACTACCCACTATTGTTTCATTCATATTTTTCACGGGAAGGGAGGTGTTATTACATCAAATTCAATCGGCTCACCAAAAACAGGCAGCAAACTTTCATCATAAACAATAAACCAAAATTGTGGTATGTTCATTGATGCAAATGAATACTCAACCCAGTTTTGTGTAACATCATCAGGTGCAACGGGTATTCCATAAAAAGCATCACACGCTTCACGTGCTGTGATTGCTTCATCTTCTGTATTATATTTATATCCAAGCATCAGTAAATTGTATAATAATTATTTACATCGATTTCAATTGCATCTAAATTGGCCGACAAATTATTTTGCCAAAAAATATATTCAGAAACTTTGCCGTTTAATGCAAAAAGATTACTATTTGAACTATCAAATCTTGTCCCAAATGCCATATAGCCATTAGAATTACCAGATATGGCGTGATTAGCATTTACGTTATTTACTCCATTAAAATAAACATTGATAGTTGTAGTTGTATTAACCGCACTAATTAAATTTAAATTTCCTTGTGTATTTGCATAATCACCAATAGAATTAACATTTACGGCATCTCGTGTTTGTTGTGTAAGCAAATTTGTGTTGGTATAATAAAAACCAAAACCTATGCTACCTGATAAAATACCAGTAGAGAAAATTGGTTGAAATACCCCAGTTGTGTCACGAGTACTTACGGCAAAGTGAGTGATATTGTTTACGGCAAAACCTTTTGTTGTATTAAACAAAAAATCATTGCTGCCGTCAAATCTTATGCTGGCTCTTGAATTTTCTGTGATTAAAGAACCGGATTGTATAATTTGCGGCTGCGAAGTTGCTGTTTCTTGTGTCACATTTCTGCCGTTACCACTCTGGTCATACCAAGTAGTGACAAATCCATTACCAGCACCAACAAATGTAGTCAATGCACTTTCATTTAAATTACCATTGATGTCAAATCCAATATCCTGCTCGGTGTTATCAGATGACCTACGCACTCGTATAGCATTGCCCGTGTATAATGTACGCAATTTTCTTACGCTATAAGCCGCAGCAGCCGAACCATAAGTATCAAGCAATGGAATTACCCCACCAATAACGGCAGTATATGGCTGAACACCTATGCCCCGCCTTATCATACGTTGTATGCTACGATGCTACCACTTGTCAGCGTGATGCTGCTGATGTACTTGCCCTCTTGTACGCTGATGAATGTGCCTTGCTTTAAGGTTACGCCAGTCAGTCCGATTGTGGTCATCAATGATGCACTATTCTCGTCAAGACAGGCAGAAACCACCGCATCGGCATTAACTACAAAACCTTGAAAACGGCCAGTGTTTGCGGATGTGTTGCTGATAACTTTGCAGCCAGTAAAGCCGCTCATAAATTCTAATGAAGTTGACATATTATTCTATTGTTGGAAATGTTAAATTGTTATTAGGTGTATCGCAATAATCACGGAGATTAGAGCAGTGAAATTCTATTACACAAGCCACACCAGAAACGATGTCGGTTTGTGCATCATAAAACGGAGTGATGCTGTCGGCTATTACCCACGTTCCTGCAATGTTGCCACGATAAACATAACGTAGCATCGAGTAAATATCAAGCATGACTGTATGCATATCGCTGATACGTTCCACCGCATCGGTAAAATCTTCCCGGTGGCGGTCAGCAATAGCAACGGCAAACCGATAAATCACCTTGTCAACGGTCACTTGCGAGCCGTCAGGAAAAATCCGCATCAACGGATAAAGCTGCTCACCGTTTGTGTTGATGTTTGGCTCAACATTAACGATTGTTGCCTTTATCTGCTTGTGATTTTGCCCTGCTCTTGTCAGTGCTGCCAGTAGCTGATTGATTGTTACCACTTAAAAATACCTTTAATTTGTTTTCGTTCTTTATACGTACTTTGTTCATCTAAAAAAACCACGTAAAAATTTATATTCCTCATCCTCGCCCAGCATAAAACCGCCAAAAATGACCTGCTCTTGTGGTGGTATGGTGTCCAATCCCGGTGCAGGTGTCCGATATTCGGGGAATAAGTCCATGTTTTCGCACAGATACAAGCGTAAACGCTCACCGTAATACTCGGCTTTTTGTTGGTAACGCTGCTCAATCATGCGTAATTGGTCAACATCAATGGCATTTGCGTTCTCTGCACCACGTGTTGCCACCGATTTATTCATCATTTTGAACGTCATGGGTAGGATGCTATCCGTAATAACGTAGTGATACAGGCAAGGTGCGATGTATTTGTTTACCAAAGTCAGGTAATTACCCGCCAATCCGGCCCCGTTTATGTCGTCACAAAGTTTATCGTAAAGGGTTGAGCCGATTATATCCCGAATATAAATGTCTTGGGCGGTACGCATGGCTGTTTGTAGCAGCTTGCTGTCTACATTCTCGTCAATCGGGGTGTTCTTTTTGACGTCTTGCTCTGATATGAAATATGCAAATGTTGCCATTATGATTTTCTCCTTACTACTTTTTGCGACCACTCATGCCGACAATGCGGAATGTGCAATGGTGGCTCACTATTTGGAACAGTGTACCAACCACCACGACGAAGCCATGCGTTGTAACCTACAATGCCGCTTATTTGGTCGATTTCAGCACGAGTGTATAGCTTTTTTAAATCGGTCATTTTGATACAAAACTCACGGCTCTTTCCACCGGGCATCAAAGGTGGTGCATCAGGGCTTAAATCGTATTTGTAACGAACCTCTATTTTAGGCAGTCCCTCATCTTGAATGTCTGCCCTGCCAATGTCGGTGATTTTGATTGCGTTGTTTGTCCAGTTCAGCTTGCCGTCGGATTGCAGTTTTTTCAGGATTTCGATTACCTCTGGTTCATCCAATTTTACGGCATCAGCAATGTTTTTCACCGTGGCTTTTTCATCAGCCGTAACCACCGCAAGGACTTTTTTCTCTTTTGTGTCAAGGGCAAACAACATTGGCACGTCTTCAAACTGATCAGCACTCATACCGAACTTAGAAAATACCTCAATGTCGCTGTCTTTCCATGTTTCACATTCACATTTCATTTTTACTGCTGTAAATGTGGTAGGCTCAGGTGCTTCACTTGGGGTATTTGCCAGCACATCACCGCCCTCGATAGGTGGCAATCCTGCCAATGCACGTTTTTCATTTACGGTCATGTTTGCCAGCACGTTATTTGCTACCAATGGCGACAAACTGTTGATATTGTCAATGGTTTTCTGCGCTGCATCAATAACTTTTTGCTCACTTTCACCCAATCCTAACTGCTCACGGGCTTCATCTACGGTGGCAATTCCTGCACCATACAATGCCACGTAATCAATTGCTAAAAATTCGCTGTCTTTGGTGCTGATTTGGATGCCGGGATAAATTACCTCAAGAGTATTCTCCAGACACGTTTCAATTTTGTTCTGCCTGCGGTTGATGTACGATTTATGCAACAACTCATAGGCTTGTATCATTTCGTTACGCTGACCAAGTGCGCCCTCGGTTGCGTAACCCAATAAAATCTTGGGGAAGTTGTGACCGACAAAGATTTCATCCTGCACCGTTTCATTGAGTTGCAAAAACTGCTTGTCCATTTCGCTCGGTTGCAGGTGATTAATGGTGGCCTCTTTCTCGTTCATTTCATTGAACTGAATTAGCACACCACCTGCGTTGTCCGTGCCGGTTGTTTTGGCTTTGAACTTACGCTCAAATTCGTAGGCGATTTCCTGCGATGGCTGCCCTTTAAACAACTGTACCAACGTACCGTTTGAAAACCCGTTGCGGATGTTGTTGTTGTGGAAGTTTGCTATCTCAACATCAATTTCAATATACTGCAAACAATGCTGATAAGGTGGCAGAGGATAAACACCCAACCCCGGTGCGTATTCACGGAAGTAAAACAACTGCACCTCCATTGGCTGTGCCTTTTTGGGGTTGAAAGGGCGGTAATGCTTCATGTCCTCATGTTTCGCCTTTTTCCAATCCTCTGCGTACATATACAAGTCGTGGTCTAATGTCCGAACTTTGCTGAAATCCACGTGGTAAAGTGCCGCTAATTGCCCCAATTTGTTGTAATGCACCTCGTATGCAAAGCCATTAAACAATTCGTAATCAAGTGCCAGTTTGTTTTTGAACTCCTGCACACCCTCGTAAGGGTTCACGTAATCAATTATCTTAACAGCGTTGGGGTTGCCCTCCACAATCGTTTCCTCACCTGCTACAAATCGTGCCTTTTGGCGTACGATTGCACCATGTTTTGGCGAACGGTTGTAAAATTCCAATAGGTGCTGTGGGAAATCGTTGGCTTCCCCGTAATACATTATGCCCTTATTCTTATTCTCTTTGAATACAGGCAACTTGCTTTCGGCAAAATTTATGCGTAATAGTTCAAAACTCATCCTACGTTGTGCTGTTTAATCGTTGTGTTGACCTCGTGGTCATTAAATGGGGTGTGGCTGGTAGAAACATATGCAAGGCCTCTGTCGATTTCCTCGTTTGCCAGCAGATAATTTGTGTTGGTCGGTGAAGTTTGTGCGTATAATGACCAATAATGCGTACCTACGGCAAGCGTTTTGGCGGTGCTGCTACCCTCTACAAATGAAAATAACTGGTATCTGTTGGGCGAAGTGCTGCTGTCCGACACGATAAATGCCTTGCGTTCCTGCGACATTTCGCTCTCGAACACCAATAAATAATACACGGGAGAAATAGTCACTTTCTCTTTGCCCGTGATTATAAGTTCAGGTGTGCCGCTTTTTGTGATGTATAACATCAACTATAAAAGTAGGTAGATTTGATGTTAAACAAAAAAGGCCACCCGTAGGTGACCTCCTTTGCATGAAACACTCAAATCAATCAAGAACCGAGAGCGAGCGAAGTTACAACAGAAGATTGAACTTTCAAAGGCAAATCAGTTTCTTTGTGCAAAAAGTTCAGCACATGACCTTTGAAGTCACCAAATGCCTGACCGAAATTGCTTTCACTCTGCTGCAACTGAACACCATAGTCAGCACCCAACAGCCAGTAGTCACCGCTTGCATCAAGGGCAATAGCCAGCATACGGTTTTGAGCCAGCAGCTTGATTTCGTTACGCTGGGCGGTGGTTACTTTGTGCAGACGAGCAACGAGGTCGGCTTCGTAAAACACAGTGCCGTTCTCGGTTGAGGGGATTGTACGCCAAGTCATTGAGGCGGTTTCTTTTTCAAGTTCGTACTTGAAATAAGATTTGCCACCTGACAAGGTGTGGGCAGATACCTCACCGCTTGATTTAGTGAGGGTTGACTTCGCTGTAAATTCAACGAGCCATATTGTTTTGATACCAGCCGATGCGGTTTTGCAATCGAGGGTAAATCCGGTGGTTAATACACACATATTTTTTTTTTATTAAAAAGGGGGTGAGGTTGTATCCCCACCCCCCGGGTTAAACTTACTATTTTGTAACTTACTAAACGGTTAGAGAGAGAACAGCGTTATTTGTTCCGGAAAGGACAGCTGCG